GTGAAGAACTATCTCGACGCTATGCAGGAGTTGGACGACACCGGCTCCGAAGAAGCCCTCAAGAAGTTCTACAACACCGATCTCGGGCGGCCTTACGTGCCGAAGGGTATGGAGACAGACCGGCTTCCCGAGGTCTTGATGGCCCGCGCCGAGCCGCTGCCGGAGAAGGAGGTTCCCGAGGATGTCCGCTGCCTCGTGGCCTGCATCGACGTTCAGCAGAATAGCTTTGTCGTGCAGGTCCACGGCATCCTGCCAGGGCGGACCCATGACATCGTGATCGTGGATCGGTTCGACATCCGCAAATCCGAGCGACTCGACGACGACGGCGACCCATGGACGGTGCGCCCCGGCACCTATGCCGAGGATTGGGATTTGCTCGTCGATCAGGTCATCAAGAAGACATATCCGCTTTCGGATGGATCGGGTCGCCGCATGGCTATCAAGCTGACGCTGTGCGACTCCGGTGGTGAAGCCAAATCGGCCAGGGCGAAGGGCGGCGCGACCGGCAGCGGCGGCGTGACCTCGAACGCCTACGCTTTCTGGCGTTCTCTGCGCTCGCAGGGTCTTTCCGGGCGGTTCCACCTGGTCAAGGGGACCGGCTCTCCCGGCGCTCCTCGTGCCGACATCACCTACCCCGACAGCCGCAACCGGAAGAACCGGGCGATGGCGCAGGGCGACGTGCCGGTCCTCATGCTCCAGTCCAACATCGTCAAGGACACTCTCAACAACTTGCTCGACGTGCTGGAGCCTGCTAAGGGCATGATCCGGTTCCCCGCCTGGTTGCCGGACTGGTTCTATGGCGAGATGTGCGCCGAGATTAGGACCGACAAGGGGTGGGAGAACCCGAGAAAAAGAAACGAGGCGTGGGACTGTCTTTATTATCTGATCGGGGTCGGGTTCTCGCAACTCCTCCCGCTGCATAAGATCGACTGGAACAATCCGCCCTTGTGGTTAGCGCCGTGGGATAGTAACAATCTTGTGATTCCTGCGGACAACGACAACGAACCGTTCTCTCCAAAGGAGGACACCGGCACGTTCGCCGCACTCGGTCGGCGATTGGCATAAGGAGATCGAACGATGGCTTTTATTCTGGCGAATATGCTTGGAGAGTCAACACTGACTGTCGGCGAAGGCAGTTTTTCGTTGACAGGAGCCGCCACCGGCCATCGTAAGTTCTCGTCGGAAATGGCGGTCGGCGACACGGTTTACTATCGCGCTTACCTCAACTCGGATCAGAATATATGGGAAGTGGGTCTCGGAACGTATACAGCAGCAGACATACTTAGTCGAGATACAGTCTACGACAGCAGCAATGCGGGAGCCAAAGTGCCGTTCCCTCCCGGAACAAAAACTGTTTTGAGCGTTCTCCCTGCCGAGTATTTTGCAGGTTTGGAGTCACCGGAACCCTACGCCACTAATGCCGAAAATGCTGCCGAAGCAGCAGAGACCGCCGCTGCTGCGGCGACAGGTGCCGCTGCCGGGATCAATCGGATCAACCTATTTCCCGATGAGTTCTTCCAACTCACAGGAAATCAGTTCACAATCAAAGTCGGCGGTCGCGATCTTTACAACCAGCGCAACGCAACTTGGGTTGCAGGCGTCGAACACGAAGCCGGAATCGGAGCATGGAGACATCCGGCGAATGGAAATCTTCTTGGTTTTAACCTCGACCTCAATTTTCCGACCGCCGTTGAGCAGCAGTTCGGCGCGGGTGATGTTTTTTCTTTCGGAATGATGGTTCGCGGTTTGTCCGCTGGAGGAACCGTCAATGCCGCCCACCGTTTTTACAACGGGGACGACGGAGTCAACACTACGGCGCAATCGGGGTTGTCGAGCATAGTAACAAACGGGGATACTCAAGTTCTCGCGATCGAGAATGTCACATGGCCAGTCGGCTCCGATGGCATAACCGTCTACACATGGGCCAGTGGGACTCTCGTTGAGTATGACGTTCTCGCGGTATGGTTTGTTCGCGGACCGAAAGCTGGCACACAACCGCCCGTCCGTCGTTCTAACGACATCCTTGCGAAGATGATCTCGCAGAAAACGTCGCTGTCAACACAACTCAACGCTGTGTCCTCTGTCGCGTATCTAGGAACAGAGATAACATACGCCTCCCTAACAATCGACAAGGCGGCTTCGGGGGTTTACTCCGGCAATAGTCGCGACCTCCCGTTCGCCGGGTGGGCAGACACATACGAAACCCCGGTGTCGGCGACGTGGGACGCTGTAAGACTGTTGACTTTGGGGCGAGCCTTGGCCGCCAACCCCAAGATGACGAAAATCAAAATCGTCGTCAAGACCCACGCAACTAACGCGACTGACGCTGATGCTACTCTCTTGGCTGTCGGCGAGACTAAAGTTGACCCCGACGTATCGCCTTTGGCGAACACCCTGATCCTGCTACGCGATTCTGCGACAGGGTTGCCGAAGAGGATTACACAGGCTGATATGCTCGGCGACACTCTCGTCGGCTACTACACCACTGACGATGCCGGGAACCCCGCAGCTTGCAGCGAGATCGGGGGGACTGTTGCTGGTCTCACTCACCGTCAATCTTACTACCATGCTGGGGGCAACCCTTTAACTACAGGCTGGGCACCGTTCAGTGGAAACCCGACCCTCGGTTTGGAAATGGTTTCTCTAACAGGAGCCGCGTCTTCGGATAAGTACTTTCCGAAAAAGACATGGCTCGATGCCGAAGCCGAGAAACTAAAGTTGTCGGGACAGATTTCTTCGCGCTCGGGACGGATAAACGGTTCTTCTCTTGTTAAGTTCCGTCGTTTTCAGCACGATCGCAACGCCGGTTCGCCGAAGCGCATGGTCATGGGTTTCGTGGGTGATAGTTGGACGGCTACAGCGACGTATTATTTGTCGGTTCTGGCACCGCTTCTACTGGACCGTTTTGGCGATGGCGGTATCGGCTATTGTTCTATGGGCTTCCCGAGCCTGACAGGACCAGACTGGAACAACAGTGGAGCAGACGCACGTAATGAATACGCGCGAACATACTCTGCGGGGTGGACCAGTAATTACCGGGCGGGTTCTACGTCTCCTGATTGTTCTGATATTCGGTCTTCGACCGCAGGGGCGAGGTTTACTCTGCGGAACGGAGGGAGCAACACGAATCCTCCACTAAGTGGGGCAAAACTACATTTCACAGGGACCGCAGACGGTGTTATTCGGTGGCGCTGGAACGGCGGTTATTGGTCTGCGAATACGAACGTCCAAGGTGGCGTTGGCGCGCAGCAATTTTTGGACCTGACAGGCTTTCCGACGACGGCTCTTAACAACGCGGCAGCAGCAACACGGCAAGTCGAGATTGAGGTTGTTTCCGGTTCGGTTATTCTTTGCGGCGTAGACTTGCAGTCCAGCACCGACGGCGTAGTTCTGCACAAACTAGGATCATCCGGGGCCACCGCGCAGAGTTTTATGGCGAACACTGCGGCACAATGGCAGGCAGGCATCGCTTCTCTCGGCTGCGACTTTTTTGGCCTGCTGTTCGCAACTAACGAGCAAGCACAGGGGCAGGCACCGGACTTGTTCGCAAACTATATGCTCGAACTTGCGGGTCGTTGCCGATCCGCGACCCCCGGATGCGACTTACTGTTGTCTACACCGCCGGAAAACGTGACTGTTACAAGCGTAGCAATGCCGTCTTATGCTGGGGCTTTGTCGGCGGCGAGTTCAAAACTGAAAGGTGCAATACTCGATCTTCAACCGGCTTTCGGTCGAGCGAACGCGCCCGCAGAATACGGACCAGCCAGTTCGTATCCTCTAATCCGCGCCGACCCTCATCCAGACACCGTAGACAACCGAGGACCGATTGCACTGGCGTCAGAGATAGACACAATGCTACGTCTCGGATAGACACGTCGGTGAACAAGGAGACCAAAGAATGGCTTTTCAGTTTTCCACCATAGCCCGCAACAGCGCACTGGACGCAATCGAAACCGCGATCGGCGCGTCTGCCGTTCTGAAGATTCGCACAGGTGCGCCGCCTGCGAACGTCGGCACCGCCGACAGCGGCTCGGTCCTCGCGACCCTGAACCTTCCCGCCGACTGGCTGGCCGCTGCCGCAGCCGGTGCCAAGTCGAAGAGCGGAACCTGGCAGGATGCCGGTGCTGACGCTGCTGGCGTGGCCGGACATTTTCGCATCTACGCTTCGGACGGCACGACCGCCCACATCCAGGGAACGATCACCGCGACGGGCGGCGGCGGCGACATGACGCTCGATAACACCAATATCGCGGCGGGCCAGGTCATCACGATCACCGGCTTTACGATCAACGCTGGCGGCGCGTAATGGCCGATAACGTCGTCACAAACCCCGGATCGGGTGGGGCGACGTTCGCGACCGATGAGATCGGCGGGGTCCACTATCCCCGGACCAAGCTGGCCCACGGTGCGGACGGGCAAGCCACCGATGTCTCTAGCGCGAGTCCGCTGCCTGTGGCGGCGGATGAGGCTACGATGGCAACGGTGGTTTTGCTGCTTTCGATGATCCTGGAGAAGCTGCCCCGAGTGGACGGCAACGATCGCGTCATGGTCAATGCCAGCGAGGTCGCCAACGCCGCTTCCCCGGTAACGGTTTCGTCCGGCACGGTCACGACCGTATCGAGCGTCACCGGCATGAGCAACCTCGGGGCCAGCGCCCGTCCGGCAGATGCGATCCCGATGCACCTGTCTATGGCCGCAGCGTCCTACATCTATGACAGGATCATCTTCGCATGAGCATTACCGTCAACCTTCGCAAGATGCTCCATCGCAAGTCGCCGGAGTTCTGCAACGTCAACCCGGCAGGCAACACCGCTGCCGGGTGCTTCTTCGTGTCGGACAAGAGCGACGTGATCCCAACGCACGACTCGGCGTATTACGTCGGCGGTGTCTCGGCGATTTGGAACTACAACGCAGACGAAGACGCTTGGATGCAAATGCCGAACAGCGGCATCACCGGCACCTTTGGCGCGGGCGCTTGTGGTGAGTTCAGAGCGTTCTCGGCACCGGGCGGCGCAATCACGCTGACGGCTACGGCAGGCACGACCACCACATTTACCACCAACCTGACGATCACCCGCAACCTCGCCGGATGTGCTGTCCGCGTCGTCGGGGGTGCAGGCATCGGTTACGTCGGCACGATCAAAAGCAACACGATCGGTGCGAACGCGGTTGTCACGGTCAACGTGGCGAGCGGTGTAGCTTTCAGCGCGACCACGCAATACCAGATTTTCGGCGGATCGTTGTGGTTTCTCAACTCCGGCGCAGGCGCTATCGGTTTCTCGGTCTACGATCGGGCGACGAACACATGGACCGCCCGTAGCGTCACCGGCCTGCCGACGACGTGGGGGACGGACGGTCAGCTTGTATCGACCGGAAGCCTGTCGTCCAACAACGGAAACGGTTTCGAGAATGGCACGGCCACGGCAGGGGCGGCCTCGACTCTCACCTGTGCGGGCAAAACCTGGCCGGTCAATGGGTGGACGAACTTTCAGGTTCGCATCATCTCCGGCACGGGTGCCGGACAGATTCGTGGCATTGCCAGCAACACGGCAACCGTGCTTACGACAAGCGTGGCTTGGACTGTTAACCCCGATGCGACCTCTGTATTTCGCATCGAAGGCAATGACGATTTCATGTATCTTCTCGGCAACAACGCCGTCACCATGTATCGCTATTCGATCAGCGGCAATACTTGGACCACGCTTGCACCGACTGCGGCTCGGGCTGGTGCCATGGGAGCAGGAGGAACCGCTGAATGGATTGATGGCGTCACCGATTCGCTGTGGACCGATGGCACCTATCTCCCACACAACCAAGCGGGAACAGTCCTCAAGCAGAACGGTCGCTATTTCTTCAGCTTCCGAGGCGGCGCGACCAACATTCTCGACATCTACGACATCGCGGCGAATACCTGGATCAGCGGCCACCCTTACGGCGGCCAGATGGAGACCTTCACGTCGGGTTCGTGTTCCGTCGATATGGACGGGATCATGTATCTCCAAAAGGAGGCAACGGGCCGGATATATCGCTTCGACGTGGCCGAGAACGCGCTGGAGCCTTTCACCGTCAACCCTGTGCCGCAGGGCGCAGCAGTCATCGGAGACAAGATGCTCATGCAGACGTTCAAGGAAGGTGGCACCACGATCCGGTATCTCTACACCCTCGGCAACACCCGTGCAGAACTGACGCGCTGGCTGGTGATCTAGTATGCTGCTATGGATCGCCACCGGGCTTCTAACCGGGGGGTCCGAGGAAACACCGGCAGGAATTAGCGGCACCGCCAGCCCGACTCTCGACCTCACCGGCACGAGCGCAGGCACGGTCTCGATCTCCGGCACCGCGACCGGCGACATCGCGTTCACGGCCACCAGCGTCGGCGGTCTCGACATCCTCGGCGCGGCTTCGGCGCAGACGATCAGCCTCACCGGCACCGCGACCGGCACTGTCAATGTCTTCGCCGTCTCGACCGGCTCGCTTGATCTTACCGGCACCGGCACAGGCACCGTCGAGAACGCGGGCGTCGGTAACGGGACGATCAATCTCACTGGCACCAGCGCAGGCACGGCAACCTTGGCCGGAGACAGCGCCGGTTCGATGCCTTTGGTCGGATCGGCAACTGCAACGGTCGAGATCAACGGCACCGCCGCAGGCATCCTCGACTTTACCGCGACTGCGACTGGCGAGGGCGAATCGGCAGGCTGGACTAGCGGGACGCTCGATCTAACCGGATCGGCGACCACCATGGTTGCCAATGACGGCGCGTCGGCAGGCTCGCTCGATCTCACCGGCACGTCGGCAGGTGAGGTAGAGGACCAAGGCAGCGCCGCAGGATCACTCGATCTCACCGGCACCAGCACCGGCACGGTAGCGAACACGATCGCGGCGACCGGATCGCTTGACCTTACCGGCAGCGCCAGCGGCGTCTTGCCTGTGGACGCGACCGCAAACGGGGGCTTGCCCCTGTTTGGTGGGTCCGAGGCGCAGGCCATGGTTTCCGGCGCAACCGTGGTCTATCTCGATTTCACGGCTGGCAGTAAAGGCCACGTCCGGGAAGCCGGATACGAGTTCCAGCCGTCGATCGACAGGACGATAACAGCGTCTCCCGAGGACCGCGAAGAGGAGGGAAGACAAGACGGTCGCACCGTGGTAGAGAGACCGGCAAGCCGCGTCAGCGGATCGGGGCCGCAGTCGCGAACGGCTGTCAGCACAGCGAGAAGGAGATCAGCATGATTCGCTGGACAGCGAAGAACCCGGAAGAGCGGCTTGACTATTACTGGAAGCCGCCGCTCGACGCTGGCGACAGTATCTCGACGTTTACTATCGAGGTCGTCGCCGGGACTGTCGCAGCGGACGATGACGACTTTACCGCCGACAAGGCCCGTACCTGGTTGTCTGGTGGCGCTGCGGGCGAGACTGCCGTTTTCGAGTTGACCGTTGAGACGGATGAGGGCCGCATCTTCAAGGAGACGGCCCGTCTCGACGTGGTGGCTTCGGACACCGAGACGACCGAGAACACCGATGAACTGAAGACGAACCTCGACGAGGCGCGCAAGCAGTATCACCTTCTCGCCACCGGCCAAGCCGCTTCGGCTTTTGTCGATCAGAATGGTGAGCGCGTCCAGTTCGTCAAGGCTGATCTCGGCAAGCTGTATTCATACATACAGGAACTTGAGCGGAAGCTGGCACCTGTGGTAGCCCTGACTCCACAGCAGAGCCAGCATCCTCGTCCGATGCGGTTCTTGTTCGGAAGAGGGTAAGAGATGAGCAAGCGCAATAGGGATCGTCAACGCCGGGGAGCAGGTCGCGAGGTCGCCGTCTACGGCGGGCAGAAATCGTTTCCGTCTCGCGATCTCGCAATGGGCGGCGGTCTCGAAGGTGCCGAGCGGACCAGCCGCGAGATGATGCTGTGGCAACCTCGGTTCGGTTCTCCGAATCAGGCGATCAGCATGGGGAAGGAACTTGCCGACAGCCGGTCGCTCGATACGGTGATGAACGACGGCTACGCGACCGGCGCGGTGCAGGTCCACAAGGACAGCATCGTCGGATCGCATTTCCGTCTCAACGTCACGCCGGATTGGGAGACGCTGCGCGACATCTACAACCCGAGCAACGCCAGTCCCGAGGACTGGAAAACGTGGTCCGAGGTTTACCAGGTCCGCACCGAACGGCTGTTCAACCTGTCCGCCGAAAGCGACAACTGCTGGATGGACGGCGCTCGCCGGATGACGTTGACCGAACAGGTCCGTCTCGGTGTGGGTTCGTTCGTTTACAGCGGCGAAATCCTTGCGACGAGCGAGTGGATCAGGGAAGCCGGTCGTCCGTTCAAGACGGCTGTTCTCATGGTTTCGCCGGATCGCCTGTCGAACCCGAATATGCAGTTCGACATGAACCTTTCCCGTGGCCGGAAACTGGTTCGCGGCGTTGAGATGGATATGCGCGGTCGGCATCTGGCGTATCACATTCAGCAGGCGCATCCTGGCGATTTCAACTCTCCCGGCAACCTGACATGGAAGCGCGTCGAGGCCGAGAAGCCGTGGGGCCGCAAGCAGATCATCTACATCAATGATCCGGTGATCGTCGAGCAGACTCGCGGGATTGCCGATATGGTGTCGGCGCTCAAGCACATTGCGATGACCAAGAACTTTAGCGAGATCACGCTTCAGAACGCCGTCATCAACGCCAGCTACGCCGCTTCTATCGAGAGCGAATTGCCCTCCTACGACGTGATCGCGGCAATGGGCGGCGGCACGGGCGAGGACGCGCTTCAGAAATATCTCAAGTCGTATCTGACATCGCTCGACGAATATATGGGAGCGTCGAACAACATCCGCATCGACGGCGCGATGATCCCGCAGTTCTTCCCCGGCACGAAACTGAACGCCCGTCCGCTCGGCACTCCGGGAGGCGTCGGAACCGATTTCGAGGCGAGCCTGCTGCGGAAGATCGCGGCGGCGCTTGGCGTCAGCTACTCGCAGCTTTCCCGCGACTATGGCCGTCTGTCGTATTCCGGCATCCGGGGCGAGATGGGCGAGACCGAAAAGTTCTTCAAGTCTCGTAAGAAGCTGTCGGCGGACAAGTTCGCCGGTGCGCAGTTCATCTTGTGGCACGAGGAAATGATTTCCACCGACATGATCCCGCTGCCTCCCGGCTGGACCCGTGACGATTACTACCGCCCCTTCGCCAAAGAGGCGCTGACGAAGCACAAGTGGACCGGCACAGGCCGGGGCCAGATCGACGAACTCAAGGAGACGCAGGCTGCGATCCTGAAGATCAAGTCCGGCCTGTCCACCCGCGAAGCCGAGGTAGCCAAGCTAGGCGAAGATTTCCGCGAAGTCCTCGAACAGCTTGCCCGCGAAGAGGCGCTGATCGCGAAGCACGGTTTGACATTGAGTCTTGACGCGACTCGCTCTAGTGACGGTGCAGGGACTCAACAGAACCTTGAAGAAGGTGATGACGATGAAGACTCCGACGCCGCAGACAACCAGGAACTCGAAGATGCCGCATAACATCATCAACGAAGCGCGAGTTTCCATCAGCCGCGTCTCGCTTAATGACTGTCTCGTCGGTCGCTCGACGATGGAGCAGTTCTTGTTCAACCTTCAGGAGTTCAGCCGGACGCCTCCGCAAGGCGGGGCAGAGCGCCAGACGGCGTTCCTCGAATCGGTCGGAGCGGCATACGGCTACGGCCCAAGCACGAGCAAGCCTTTCGTATTTCAGGACGGGGTGGCGATCATTCCGGTCCACGGTGTTCTTATCAACCGCTTCTCGTCGTCGTGGGGATTCGTCACCGGCTACAACTTTGTTCGGGCACAGATGAACGCCTCCCTGGCCGATGATGAGGTCACAACGATCGTCCTTGATGTCGATTCGCCGGGTGGCGAAGCTGTCGGCTGCTTCGAGTTGTGCGAAGAAATCCGTGCAGCCCGCGAATTGAAGCCGATCATTGCAGTCGTTGATTCGATGGCGGCTTCGGGCGGATACGCAATCGCGTCGAGCGCAAGCCGCGTGGTCGTTACCCCGAGCGGTTCGGCTGGCTGCATCTCGGTTTATCGCGTCCGGCTCGATCTCTCGAAATCCCTGACGAACGACGGTATCGACTTTCATGTGATCGAAGCCGACGAACGTAAGGCGGACGGCCACTTTGCCAAGCCCATGTCGGACGAAGAGATGTCCGAGGCGCAGGCTTCGGTGAAGAAACGCCGCGACGAGTTCTTCGATCTCGTGGTGGCAAACCGCCCAACTGTGACGCGGGAGACACTGGCCGAACTGGCCGGTCGTTTGCCTCGTGCAGACGAAGCCCTTGCATTGGGGTTGATTGATGATGTAAACAGCCCGTCACTGGCCGTATCGGCGTTCCTTGCCGAACTGGCGAATGACGAGCCACTGGAAGAAGAGGAAGACGATATGACCACGCAGACCACGACCGACCAGGCGGCTATCGACGCTGCCCGCACCGAAGCCGCCACCGCCGCGCAACAGCGTATCGGTGCGATCCTTCAGTGCGATGAAGCCAAGGATCGCCGCAAGGCCGCCGAACACATCGCGTTCAATACCCAAATGTCCGCCGACGACGCCAAGGCGATGTTGAAGGCAGCGGCCCCCGAAACCGTTTCCGAACCTGTCACCCCGACGACCACGACCGAACAGCCGCAGGGCCAGCAGCAGGGCCAGCAGCAGGGCAAGTCGCATTTCGAGCAGGCGATGGATCAGAGCGGCGGTGCCGGTGTCGGCGCTGGCGGCAACGTGCAGGTTCCCGGCGCAGAGCCGACCGAGGACGACTTGGCCGCCGCGATCCTGAAGGATCAAACCGCAGTCATGGGCCGCAAGTTCGCGGACAAGTAAACAACCCCGCCACCCGGCGAGGTTAAGCAAGGAGACGAGACATGGTAGATACGACGCTCGCCGGGAATGGGGACTTGGGTTCCTTCACCCCGGAGCAGCTTTTCGCAGGCGAAGCCGATGTGGTGACGAGCCGAGGCACGTTCAAGGCGGGTCTGGTGTTCGCGCAGTTCGAGGTCGTCGCGAAGGATGCCGCAGGACTGTTCGTCAAGCTGACGCAGGCTGGCGGCGGTGCGATCACCGACAAGGCCGAAGCCATCTGCCTTCATGCGATGGACACTAGCGCCACCGGCTACAACGCCGATGCCGATGGTCCGGTTTATGTCGGTGGCATCTTCAATCATGCGGCGCTGACATGGCCGGTCGCCTATGATACCTTCGCCGAACGGCAGGCCGCGTTTGCCCTTGGCAACCGCAACATCAACGTCGAAAAGGTGCTGTAAGGCACCTGATCGTTTGAACGCCAACACGGCGGGGAGAATTAGATATGGCATTGGAACTTTACAGCACCACGACCCTCGTTGGTGTTCAGCGTCGGCAGGAAGAGGACAACCTCTACTGGCTCGACACCTTCATGGGCGACCAGATCAACTTCGAGACCGAAGAGATCGCATGGGAGCGCGTGAATCCGAAGCGCAAGCTGGCTCCCTTCGTTTCGCCTCGCGCCCAGGGTCGCGTGATGAAGCGCGAAGGTTCGACCAGCAAGACCTTCCGTCCAGCCTATGTGAAGCCGAAGCACGAGGTCAATCCGTTCCAGGCGCGTCCGCGTCGGGTCGGTGAGGCCATCGGCGGCAGCGCTTCGCTGGAGCAGCGTTACAACGCGATCGTCGCCGAGAACCTGGCCGAGGAAAAGGCCATGATCCGTCGTCGGTGGGACTGGATGGCCGCGCAGGCGATCATCAACGGCTCGGTGGTCGTGTCGTCCGAGGACGGCGACTATCCCGAGGTCGAGGTTGATTTCGGGCGTGACGCCGCGCTCGATCTCACCCTCCTGACGACCGCTCGTTGGGGTGAATCCGCCGCCGATCCGCTGGCCGACATCGGTGCGATGCGCCGCTCTGTCTACAGCAAGTCCGGTGGTCGTATTGACCGCCTGACGATGGGACTGGACGCCTTCGATCGGTTCTTCGCCAACACCGAGGTTCAGAACCTCCTCAAGGTGGATTTCCGCCGTGGCGAGGCGAGCGAACTGACGGCGATGTCTTCGCCCGACTCTTCGGTCGAATATCGCGGCGTTCTTCAGGGTGCCAACGGGCAGGGTCGTATCGAAATCTACACCTATGCCGGGACGTATCACGATTACGACGACACCGAGGTTCAGATGATGGACTCCTACGATGTCGTCGGCACCGGGCCGAACCTTCGCGGCACCCGTTGCTTCGGCGCGATCATGGACAAGAAGGCGCAGCTTCGGGCGCTCGAACTGTTCCCGAAGATGTGGGATCAGGAAGACCCGTCGCAGACCTTCACCATGACGCAGAGCGCGCCACTCATGGTGCCCGGTGAACCGAACGGTTCGTTCCGCATCAAGGTCTTTGGCTAAATCGGTTCCCCCGTCCTTCGGGTCGGGGGCCACCACTGGCCGGAAACCATTTCCCACCAAGTCCAGTAAGAAGAGGAACACGAGATCATGGCAAAGAAGAGCAACAAGAAGGTGGTCCTGAAGCGGGTCATCGTTGGGCGTGACAGCAAGCGGCTGGAGCCACCCATCGGCAAGGCATTCGAGTTTACCGACGAAGAACTCGAAAACATCGAACGGGTCAACCCGACCGCCTTGCGCGATGCCGTCAACGAGGACGACGAAGCGGACATCACCGATGCGTTCGTCCACAGCAACTCGGCAGGCTTCAAGGCACCTGCCGCCGAAGGCGATGCCAAGACCGGCGAGACCGCCGCGAAGGCCGCTGCCGGGGGCAAACCCGCCAAGCCTGTTGACGACCTGTAAGGGCAACCAATGCCCTTCTCGATCGTCGAGATGAAGGCGCGGGCGCGGCGTATGCTCCACAAGAGTATGTCCGCGCCCGCACTTTATTATGCGGACCCGTCGTCTAATCCTGACGTGCGGCCTATCGACGTGACCGTCCGGTGGCACAACCGAATCGCCCGCGAAGGCGGCGAGTTCGACAACACCGAGATCATCACCGGGATCGACAAACTGATTTTCCTTGAGGAGGAACTGTCGGCGAAGGGGATCACCCCGGCTCGCCTCGACGAAATCCTCATCCCCGACTACGACCAGATGCGCTTCTCGCTCGACATAGAGGAGCCGAACGACGGCCCTGTGACGACGACATGGACGGTGGTGCTACTATGAGCGGCCTGACGGTCGATGTGGCCGCCCTGACGGACCTTGAGCAGTATATCGGAGCGTTCCCTGACGCGACTCGCGAGGCCGCCCGGATCGCGCTCAACGATGTCACCGAGCAAGACGGGCTTGCCCGCTTCCGCAAGGCCATAGAGGACCAGGTTGATTTTGGTCCCGGCTACCTCACCACAGACCGTCTCGGCATCGTCAGCAAGGCCCGCAACGAAGACCTGAAAGTCGTCGTCGTCGGCAGACAGCGCGCAACCAGCCTAGCCCGCTTCGCAAAGGGCCAGACGCCCGAATCGACCAAGGGGCAAGGTGTCAACGTCCGCGTGAAGCCCGGACAGCCGCAGGCGCTTCGCAACGCCTTTCTCGTGCGTCTTCGTCGGGGCGGCGGCAACAACGACGGCTACAATCTTGGTCTTGCTGTGCGGCTGAAGCCCGGTGAGACCATCCGCAACACGACGAAGGCCGTGCGGCTCGATAACAACGTCTATCTGTTGTATGGTCCTTCGGTCGATCAGATATTTAGAGATGTCGCGATCGACGAAACCCCTGCTGTGCTGGAGGAGATCGGAAACGAGTTCTTCCGCCAGTTCTTCAGACTGATTGGATAGAGCCATGCCGGACTCGAAACAGCTTCGCATAATGAAGAAACTGACGACTCACCTTGAGGGCATCACGCCTGCGAACGGCTACGACTATACGATGACCGGCAAGGTCTATCGGGGTCGTCTCGTCGTCTCGGTGCCGGAAGCCGAGGACGCGATGTCGCTTCTCGAAGCACCGCGCCCGTTGGAGGGTGTTCAGGTCGGCTCGGATAAGCTGAAGCGCGTGTCCGATTGGACGCTGCTGCTGCAAGGCTGGCCGACTGACGACCGCCGCAATCCGAGCGACTCGGCCTACGGGATGCTTGCTGCTGCCGAGAAAAGGCTTGCAATGATCGTAGAACTTGATTCTCAAGGCGATCCCAAGTATCCCGACATCCACCTTCTCGGGAAGGACACAGATGGAGATTGGGAGGTCGTCGAGTTTCGGATTGGACAAGGGGTGGTGAGACCGCCTGCGGAAGCACAATCTCGCCTCGCCATGTTCTATCTTCCGCTGGTTGTCCGGCTTGCCACGGACCCGAGCAACCCATACCTCTAGGCAAGTAGGAGACACGACATGGCATTTCTTCAGGATTACACCCTCGGCAAGGGCAAGCTGTATTTTCGCCCCTTCGCAACCGGGACGCAGACCCCCGGACCTGGCGGTTTCCGCCGTTTCGGTAACGTCCCCGAGATCAACGTCTCGCAGGACGAGGAAAAGCTGGATCACGTTTCCAGCGAAGGCGGGATCAACGTCAAGGACGATTCGGTCATCACGTCGCAAGACACGGCCATCGCGTTCACGACCGACAACATCTCCCTCGACAACTTGGCGCTTTGGTTCCGTTCGACCGTCAGCGAGATCGTCGAGGCTGGCGCTGTCGGCGTCGTCGAGGCGTTCGCGGACATCGTGACCGGCACCTACTACCAGGTCGGCGTCGAAGCCGGTCTGCCGCAGGGCGTCCGGGGCGTGACCATTACCGCCGCAACGAAGGGCGCGACTGCGCTTGTTGCCGGGACCGATTATGTCCTGGACGGGGCGACCGGCATGGTCCAGTTCATCGACGGGGCGACCCTTTCGGACGGCGACGACGTGTCGATCACCTATACGGTGGCCGCCGCGACTCGCAAGCTGGTCCTGGCCGGGGCGGACATGATCGAAGGTGAACTCAAGTTCATCGCCGACAACCCGAAGGGAACCAACAAGGACACCTATTGGGCGCGGGTCCAGCTTTCGCCGGACGGCGACTACGGCCTGATCTCGGACGAATGGGCCACGATCGGCTTCAACGCCGAGGTTCTTCAGCGTTCGGACGGTGCTGCGCGCAGCATCACCGAGGTCCGCTAATCGCTGGCGAGGCCAAACGGGGTCTAGCCCCCATCTAAAGGGGCTGGAAATGCGGGCGATCCTCGGGCATACCGGGGGTCGCCCGTTTCACATAGGGGAGTATCCCAAATGCCGCTTGCAACATACAAGACACAGAAAGAGACCGTGAAGCTACCCACCGTTCGGGGTGAAGGTGGCAAGATGGTCGAAAACAGTTTCGAGGTCCGGGGTCTGTCGTTCCCGGATGTGACCTACCTGGTCAAGGAACATCTCGGCGATCTCATCAAGATCGTTGACCTGACGCAGAAGCAGAAAAAGTCCGTTGCGTCGAAAGCCGCAATGGGCGAAATCCTGCTGATCGTCGCTCGGGATTTCCCCGCGCTCTGCACAGAAACGATTTCCATGTGCAGCGGCGAAGAGGACACTCCGGCCATCCGGCAGATCGTTCGCGAGTTGCCGTTTCCGGTTCAGCTTGACGCACTGGTCAAGATCGGCAAGCTGACGGTGCTTGAGGACACCGCGTTAAAAAACCTTTCAGCATCCCTAAAAGACCGGCTCGTCGAGGCGGTAAAGGAAATGGGCGATCCGGGGATGCTGAACAACTTATCGCCGATTTTTGGTGGTCCCTCCGGGGCCAAGTAAGTTTGTTGCTCGAAGGAGGGCACAGTCACGAGATAGTTCTACAGTATCCAGTCGCGACTATTTGGGCGGAAGCCGAGATAATCAGACAGCGGAAGAACGGGGACTACTGCACGACAGCCACTCTTCAACACGCTACCATCGCAGCGGCCATTACTGGCAAGGTGAAGACGCTGAACGATCAACTGAAGAAGGTGCGAAATGGCGGGTGAAGAACGCGATGCAAGGCTAATCCTGCGGGCCGAGGACCGAGCATCGCGCACCTTCGAGCAGGTCGCGAAATCGGTTCGCGAGGTCCGACAGGAAATCACACAGCAGGCCAAGGAAGCAGAACGTGGTGTGGGGTCACTCGACTCCTACAACCGCGTTCTGCGGAACATGAAAGACCTCGGTGATGATCTCATCGGCCAGCAGGCTCTCATCCGTCGCTTCGAGACCATCACCGACAAGGTAGGTGCGGCAGAGGCGCGGCTACAAAAAGCCAACACCGCACTCGACGAGTTCAACCGCAAGTCGGCGGCTGGTGAGACGATCCCCAGGAGCCTCGCCAATGCGCCCGAGCGGGTGCAGGCGGCCACGACGGCGCTTGAGAAACAGCAAAGGGAACTCGGTCTCGTCGCAGATCGGATGCAGGCCGCAGGCATCTCGGCTGACAACCTCGACGCGCAATATGGACAGATCGCCGCGTCGGCTCGCGAGGCTGCTGCCGGGATCGCACAGGCGAAGACCACCCTGGACGGCTACGAAGATGTGGCGCGCAGGGCAGCGGCGGCCAACGAGGCTCTGCAAAAGTCGCAGCGGTTCGAGAACGCCGCAGCGGCATCGCCTTTGCCGATCGAGCAGCTTGTCTACATTTCGCAGTTCGACGACGCTCTCGACCGGCTGAAGCAGTCCGAGGCCGAACTGGCCGCACAGAACGGATTGGTGCAGAAGGCGCAGGAGGCCGCTCGTTTGGGCGAGGCGGCACAATACGTCAAGTTTTGGGAAACCTCACTTGAGCAAGCAGCGCAGGCCGAGCGTGATATGGCCACTCTGTCGTCGTTCCGGCAGGCTGGAGCCGACGCCGCTGCTGCCGCTGCCGACGTGTCGCGATTCGGCGCAACGGTCGATGATAGCGAAAGCAAGGTTCAGGGGCTTGCCAACACTGTTCGCAGTGCGCTCGGCGGGTCCAACGCTTCTATCCAAAACCTTGAGACGGCGATCGAGAACGTGGATCGTGCCCTGGCCGCCGCCACCGCCAAGTCCACCAAGGTCAACGAATTGCAGGAGAGCGCGGGCAAGCTGGCAATCGCGCAAGCCACGCTGGTCCGCGCCGCCGAGAAGGTCGATGCCTTCCGGGCGCAGGAGCAAGCCGTCGCTGCTGCCGAGGCGCGCTTCACGTCGGCACAGCGGGAGGTCGAGCGGCTGTCTGCCGCAATGGCCGCTGCCGACACGCCTACCGAGGCTCTGACGCAGGATATGACCCGCGCTCGCGATGCGATGGAGCGGGCCGGTCTCGCCATGCAGAAGGAGCGCGATCAGGCCGCTCGGCTGTCTCTGGCGCTCAAGCAGGCCGGTGTGGACACCGCGAACCTCGACCGGGTGCAGGATCAGCTTATCGCGTCCTCACAGCGCGCAGGGCAGGCGCAGACGCAGCTTACCGGCAAGCTGAAGGGCAGGGGCGGGTTCCTCGGGCTTAATCCGTTCGAGTTGCAGAACCTCTCGTACCAGGTCAACGACGTGGTGTCCGGTCTCGCGATGGGCCAGCCGCCGATGCAGATTTTCTTGCAGCAGTCGGGCCAGATTGTGCAGATTTTCGGCAGTCGGCTTTTGCCCCTGTTGGCGCGTTTCGGACCTCTCATGCTCGCGGTGGGCGCTGCCGTCGCTTTCGTCGCGTCCGCCATTGCTCGGGCAACCGATCATGTCGAGGCGCTGAAGACCGCCGAGCGCGTGATGATTACGGTCGGCGACAGTGGCCGTTACACTCGCGACGGTCTGCGTGACGCGATCCTCGGGTTCCAGGAACTCGGCATCTCGGCAGAGAACGCGCAGGCTCTCGTCTCACGGTTTGCGCAGGACGGGCTAGACCCTCAATACTTTGACGATTACGCGACCGCAGCGGTCAACCTCGCCACCGTCACCGGCAAGGAGGTTCCCGAGGCCGCGCAGATGATGACCGACGCCTTCGCCAAGGGTAAAGACGGCATCCTCGAACTCGACGATCAAATCCATTTCCTCACCGATTCGCAGCGGACGCAGATCGAAGGGATGGACGGACAGACGCAGAGCGCTGACATCGCGTCGATCGCGTTTGACCAGCTTTACGGTCGGACGCAGGAACTCGCGAATCTGATGAATGGGCCTAGTCAGGAGGCCACCAACAATCTGTCGAACGCTTGGAACCAGCTTCTCGACACCATCGGGATCGGATCGCCGTGGGAGGCGGTAAAGGGCTGGATCAATTCGGTCAAGAACGCCCTGGCCGACCTGCTGAACTCGATCTCGGATGTGATCGACGGGCTGAACCGGCTCGGCGCTCGACGGGAGGCTCTACGGAGAGAAGGCGGCCTGGGTGCCGTCTTTAACGACATCTACGAAAACGGGATGTTTGGGGGCGAGGTCACGAACGCCCGCAACGCTCGACTCCGTAACCAGGCCAACACCAATCCCACCACGCGCGCCCGGACCAGCACCGGAGCGCCGACGATCCGTCGTCGGACCAGCGGTGGCAGCGGGGGCGGCGGCG